TGTTCGACATTTTGTCATAGGCTTTTATGCGCATCCGCAGCATGTAGCAATCATTCAGAATTCCCCTGTATGAAACTGTGTATGTAATATTGTTTTTTGTTTCTTCTGAATACTGCTTTTTTCTGTTCTGCGGCAGTTGGGAATCTGGGATATATCCGCGCCGCAGCAGATTGTTTGTGATAGCATACACTATTTCTACAGCGGCTTTGTTGCGTTCACTGGCAATGGAAGAATGAACAAGCCTGTTGTGTGCGGGCTGCCTGTATTCGTACAATCTGCCCTGCCTTGTCTGCTTTTGTATGTTGTTCTTTTCTTCCAGCAGCGCAAACAATCGGAACATATACGGCACAGCCAGGGTCATTTCACCTTTTTTTAAGTCTAAATCAAGAATGGAAATAAGGCTGGAAATTGTCCCCAGGCCAGGAAGGAATCCTACACAATCTTTGAATGCGTTTAGTTTCTTTTCCATTTCCTGTGCATTGCCAGCTTTTACGTCTATGTTGGCTTCTTTGAAAAATCTTATTGTATCTACAGTGATTGTGTAGGCATCCATTCTTGTTCTGGCATTCAATGCGGCTGTGTATATGTTCCACAGCAGGGGCAAATCCAGTTCTTTCAAATCTTCATATTTGCCCTGGCTGTATTTTTTGATGATTCCAGCAACTTCCCCTTCATATTTCATTTCCCCATTTTCAAACATGAATTTTTCAAAAAATTCTGGTTTCATCAATGCAATAAATGCGTTCGGGTTGCGCTGCATGGATAATGCCAGTTGGTATTTTTCATCTGAAATAATAGACTGATAAAAGCCAGTGGAAACAAGAACATTTGCAGCCCTGGGCGGGGCAGGGGAATTTTTCTTTTCTTCCTTCTGCTTCTGCTTCTTCTGATATTCAGCCAGGACAGTTTCAAATGCTTCTGTAGCTGCATCCCCATACATTGTGGGCGCAAGTATATATTCTTCCTGTCCATCCATTGTGGTCTGTTTTCCGTCTGTTCCGATGGTATATACTGCGCGGTTTCTTGTGCGTATCAATAGCTTGTCCAGCACATCTGCGGGAATGTCTTTTGTCATATCTTCAAATGAAATGTAATGTTCTTCTGCTTCCATTTTTGCGCCCAGTTCTGGATTGATTTTCTTTACAAATGCAGAAAATGGCTGGTAGCAATCATGCAGGAATCGGCGCATTGTGTCTGTTGTAAAGCGTTCTCTGACATCCTTTTGCAGTGATAATGGCAGTTCTTTATATGGCATTCTGGGCGCATTGTCCCAGATGCGCTGCGCATGGTCTGCATGATTTTCCCCTGGCCTTTCTGTATAGTTTTCATCCAGAATGGCTTTGATTTCCTCAAGTTTCATGTGTCACCTTCTTTGCCTGTGTGTGTTCTGTGTCTTGTGTGTCTGATGTATTTGGAATATCTCATTTATTCAGAATGTCTATTGTGTCTTTCCATTCGGGGTGTGCATCCATATCTGCCTGGACAATCCGAATCAGATAATCTGTGATTGTGCAGCGGTTGCGCCATGCCATTTCCTGCAAATAATCCTTGTACTGAATCGGGAATTTCGCATTGAATCTGTAAATGCCGCTTTCCTGGGGTTCTGCTGCTTTGTAGGGGTTGACTGCGGGGGCTGTGAATGCGGGCTGTTTCTTGTTTGCCATTGTGGTTTACTTCCTTTCTTTCTTCAATTTCAGTTCTTTATATAATGCCGCATAATCTGCGGCAGGCTTGCAGCGGGGCGCATAGTCAAACAATGATTGCCGCCTTGCATGGGCCTTGTCCACTGCCACAGAATCATGAATGTATGTTTTGAACACTTTTGTTCCCATGTTCTGTGCAATTTCATCAATGCTGCTGCGCAAATCACTTGCCAGATTCTGTGCGGGTTTATATTTCACAAGTAGAATGCCCGCAATCTGCAAATCTGGGGAAATGGCCCGCGCATCTTCAATGGCCTGCTGCATCAAATACAGGCCCATACAGGAAAAGGAATCTGCCAGCATGGGCAATAATACAGAATCACTGGCAGCCAGGGCCGCTTTTGTGACTTTTGATAATTCTGGGGGTGTATCCATTAAAATCAAATCATACTGGCTGCGCAGCGGTTGAATGGCATCTTTCAGAATGGCAAGATTTTTCAGCCTGCTTTCTGCTTCTGCCATGTCCAGCCCTGCGGAAATAATATCTGCCTGCTGTGTATGCTGTATCACTTGTGCCGCCTGTGTTTTGTGTGTCAGTACAGAATACAGGCCAGGGGCTGTCAAATCCCCGCCCAGGGCAAATGTAGAATTGCCCTGTGTACTGCAATCAATGACAAGGGTTTTCAATTTGTTCATGTGGGCCAGGTTAGCCAGGGCGCAGACTGTGGAAGTTTTCCCTGTGCCGCCTTTCCCGAATGCCACAGACAGAATCAATGCGCATTCCTTCTTTCTTCAATAGCAGCCAGAATTTCTTTCTGGCTTTCTTCTGGAATTCCTGCGGCCTGCAATGCTTCCATTGTTCCGCAATCGGGGCAAATTTCGGTTTCATTGTCCAGGCGGGAAATGGCGGGATGTTCTGAATATTCCCTGCCGCATTTCGGGCATTTTCTCATGTTTTCACCTTCCTTTTTCATTATTAAAGTCTGTCACGACTTCATTATTGACTGATTCTGCGTATATCTTCCATTCCCCGCCCAGCTTCTTTCCTTGCAGCTTTCCTTCCCGCAATCTGCGCTGGATTGTGTGAATGTGACTGCCTGTCATGGCTGCCACTTCTGCTACAGTGAAATATTGCTGTTCTGGGATGCTGTCGGCAGTCAGCTTTTTATATGTTTTCATCCATTCACCTTCCTTCAATTCCGATTCCAGGGAAATTATAATTGCCCTGCTGAATGGCTGCGCGGTCAGCTTCCAGGGCTTCTTTATAATCGGGCCGCTGCTGTTCCGCATCTTTGCATTTCATACAGATACAGTCATTGTTATACATGGACATAATGCGGCCCGCATCCAGGCTGCCGCCGCATCTGTCGCATGTGCGCTGTGTAAAGAATTTATCCATGTTTTCACCTTCCTTTATATGCACAATATGGGCAGAATGCGGATTGCGCCGCATCTGCCCTTGTATGTCATGCCTGCTGCTGTTCCTTCCAGGCTGCATCTGCCAGCCCTTCCAGGGCCGCCATTTGTTCTGTGGCCTTTCCTAACAAGTCGCATATAACATGCGCTGTGTTCTGATAATTCTTGTAATGGGTTTCAATGGATAGCAGAGCAAGTTTTTTATCTGCCTGCATTGTGAATTGCTGCATGAATCCATCATGAATGGCTGTGATTTTGTCCAGGGTAATTTGCAATTCGGAAATTGCATCCAGAATGTCCATGTTCATTGTGTCTGACTTCCTTTCTTTTGAATGTGTGTGTTGTGTGTGCTGTGTCTATTGTGCCGCCTGTGCCTGTTTCACATCCTTTCTGCGGCAGCCTGTATGCGGGAATCATCCCGCAAGGGCTTTCAGCAATTCCAGGGCCTGTTTCTGCTTGTCTGCGGGCATCTTGCGCATAATGTCGGCGGCCTGTGTCGGGGCATCCTGTTCTATGCCGAAAATATAATCATATATGCGCTGTTCTGTCTGCATGTTCTGCTTTTGCAGATTGTGGCTGTATATCAATGTGGTTTCGGGGCTGGCATGGCGGGCATGGGCTTGTGCTTCCTGGATTGTTGCGCCAGACTTCAAAAGGAATGTGACGGAAGTATGCCGCAGTGAATGCAGGGTGTATTTGTGGCTGTCGAATCCTGCGGCCCGCATTCTTTCTTTGATACATGCAGACATTGCGGGTTCTGTCATGGCCTGTTCTTTGCTGCGGTTGCCCACACTGGCAAACAATGGGGAATCTTTGCTTGTGTGTTTGCGGGTTGCCAGATATTCCATAATGGCATCATACACAGGCGGCAGGATTTTTTGATAATCGTCTGCTTCTGTGTGGCCCTTGCCCTGGACATACAGAACACGATTGCCCGCCACAGTTTCAATGTTTCCGATTGTGGCCCGCTGCAATTCGATACAGCGCAGCCCTGTTGTGGCAGTCAGAAGGATAATGGCATAGTCCCTTTTGCCCTTCTCTGTGCTTCTGTCTATGGATTCCAGCAGATGCAGATATTCTTCCCTTTCAAATGCGCTGCGCTTTGTATTGTCCCTTCTGACTTTTGCGCCATGAATGCTGGCAGCGGGGTTTATCTGGCACAGTCCTTTTTCAACGGCCCAGGAAAAGAATCTTTTCAATGCCCGCATGTAGCGGTTTTGTGTGTCGGCAGTGAATTTGATAATTTCCCCATGCCCTGTGGCTGTTCTGCGCGGATGCGGGCTTGCCAGCCAGTCTTTGTATGCCTTTATATCTTCATCTGTCGGGAATCCAGCGCAATTCATCTGCGCCCAGTCCACAAAACATGTGACAGCCACAGTGTAGGAATCCTTTGTAATGTCCTGCACATCCAGTGTGGCTTTGAATCTGTCCAGGATAAATTGCAATGCAGGCTGCGCGGGGATAATGTCGGCAGCGGGGGTTGTCATAATGATTTCGTTCATGGGTTGCCCTTCCTTTCTTGTCTGGGCGCATCCACTATGTTATAATGAATTGCGCCTTTCTGGTGTATTGGGCAGGCTGTGGCTGTGGTAGGTTGCGGGCCTGTCCTTTTTCTTATCCTATAATATCAAAATTGTTCTTGTATGTCAACAAAAACATTATGAATTCAATGTGCATGTTCTGTCATTATTGAAGTCCCCGCAGACCTTAATATTAAAAAGCAGCCCGCATTGCTGAAAAGTGGGTAAAGGACAATGCAGGCTGCCGCATGGTTTTTGCGCTGGTTTAGAATCGCCGCTGCCAGTGTGGGTGGATTCCTGGCAGGGTTCTTTTTAATTCTGCGGGGGAATCACCTTCTTTCATGTCAAAAGAAAGTCCATGTCAGAATCATACAAAGACTGTTCAAATTCTTTCAATTTTTCTTCCAGTTCTGAAAAGTCCAGGCGGGAAAAATCCTTTTCCAGTTGTTCAAATTCCTTTGAAAAGTCCATTTCCGCAAGCTGTTTTTCCAGTTCTGCAAAGTCCATTGTTTTATCCTTCCACATCTGGGGCTGTCGCATAGGCATCCTGTGTCATGGAATCCAGCCTATTCAAGAATGTTTCTGCGCCATGTGCGCCAGTCTGTGTGCCGATTCCTACACAGGCCCGCCCCGCAGTAATAACGGAATCCACACAGCGCATGTGTGTATCCTGTGGGGCATAGCGCATGGCCCTTCCCATTGTCTGCACATCCCTATTGCTGCTCTGTTCCATGTATGTTCCGCAGATGCGCTGCATAGTGGCATTCCCTTTGAAACTGCCAGCCAGATTCAGCAATTCTGTATCATTCAGAATGCCAGATTTCAGAAGTTCAATGGCCTGCATGTCCAGGGCAGCAGGGGTTGCATAGAATTTGCTGTAAAATCTGCTTTCTACATCTGCTCTGACTTTCAATGCCTGTTCATCTGCTGCGCCAGCCAGCTTTTCCATTTCGGCCCGCAGTTCTTTTCTGTAGGCTTCCAGGGCTGCAATGCGGTTCTGCTTCCCTTCATGGGTATAATCACGGCTGGCCCTTACTTTTTCAATGTCCCGCTGTGCCTGTTCGTCTTTCTTTACAATTTTGATGAATTCGGGGGCAGCGTTCTTGTAAATTCCTTCAATCTTTTTCATGTAGTCAGTCAGTTTCATTTGTTTTCATCCTTTCTTTTTTCATAATGTGCAGCCCTGGCAATACAGGGCGCAGGATTCCTGGCATTTCCGCATGAATGGGCATGGCTTGCCGATTGTATCGGCCTGGGCTTCTGTGCGCTTCATGGCGCATCCTGTGGGCCTGTACAGGGCGCAGTCTGTCTTGCAGTCTGGCTGGAAGCTGGCAAACCTATTCAGCGGGCAGATTTTGCCTGTGTGCTGCTGCTGAATGCGGTTGTTTTCTTCCTGCCGGTTGCGTTCCATGCTTTCTTTCCTGTTGCGGTTGAATTCTTCCAGTTCATCTTGATAGATTTCTATTCCATCAATGATGACTGTGGGCGCATATTCAATCATGCTGCCAACTTTCCTATACTTCTTCCCGAATTGGTCATACATCCATTCTGATACTTCTGGATTCGGTTTCGGCTTCTGTGGAATGGGCATCTGAACAAATTTCATCTGTTCACATCCTTTCTATGCGGAATATCTGTGGTTATTTATCAGCATGTCCAGCGCATAGCGCAGACTGTCGATACAATGATTGTTTTTGTCTGGCACATCTGCCAGAATGTCCCCATCTCTGTTGCGCAGATATTCATATTCTGTGAATTCCTGGAAAGCATATGGGGTTCTTTTCTTATCAATGACAATGGTTTTGCTTTGCAGCCAGCGAATGCCATATTGAACACTGCCAGGGTATTTTTGACAACTCATTGCCTTTATGCCCATATTCTGCAAATCATTTACTGATTTCGGTTCTGCGGAATCGCAAATGACAAGCTGCCTGCTTTGTGTGCTGCCGCCGCCGAATGGGGAAAAATAGAATTCCCCTGGGGCTTTGTCCCAGCCCTTTTCCTGTAGCAATTCCGCAATCTGGCTGTTGCTGCATCCCCGCTGCACAAATTCATCAATGATATAAACTGTGTATGTCCTGCTGTCATAGCTGGCCCGAATGACTGCGGCAGGGTCTGTGCTGAATCCCCAGTCAATGCCAACATAGAAATATTGCATCTGCTGCAATTCTTCTTCTGTGATTTCGCGGGCTTCCACATTCGGGAATACCATTCCAGATGTGCAAAGGGCCTTGCCCATGTATTCATGTTCATAGGCTTCTGGATTGACTGTCTGCAAATGTTCTGCTTCCAGCAAAAATCCTTCCCCTAACCAGGCGGGGGGAATCATTGTATAATCTGAATGAAATACAATGGCCCTTTCGTCTGGCTGCTGAATGTATTTGTTTGACCAGGCAGCCACAGACAGTGGGGGGTTGAAACTGCATAGAATGCGGAAGTCCTGCCCGCCCCGCATGACAGATTGCAGCACTGACCGAATTTGATTCGGGCCGTCAAATTCTGAAAATTCTTCAAACCAACAATATTTATAATATCCATGTCGGGGTTTTATTGATTTGATTTTTGCGGAATCGTCAACCCCGCGAAAATGGATAATTTGCCCTGTGGGGATGTAAACATACTGCATGGGGGATACATTGCCCTTCCACAAGTCCCCTGCGCCCAGCATGTCCACAGCCCAGGCAATCTGTGAATATGTGCTTTCCCGCATTGTGGCTGCATATCGTCTGAAAACAATTCCATTTGCTTCTGGGTCATCCATAATGCCCTGGACAATTTCCAGCGCACAGAAACTGCTTTTTGCGCTTCCCCTGCCGCCTGGGAAATAATAGAATGTGTGCTGCCCTTCTGCTATATCCGCAGAAATGGGCGCATAACATGGGGCTATACAGTCTGCAATTGGAATGCGGGCCGCTTTTGCGCTTCTGCGGGCTTTTGCGACTATGTGAACGGCCTTTTTCAGTCTGTCATAATACATTCATTCATTCCCCTGCAATTCGCGCATAATATCATTGAATTCTGTCAAGCGCAGGCCATATTCCAGAAGGGTTCTGGCTGCCGCAATTTTGCTGCTGCTGTTTTCTTCCGCATCCTGCATGATTGCTTGCAGTACAGCCAGGGCGGGGGACATTGCCTGCTGCGCTTGTCTGGCTGTCCTGTCTATCACCTGGCCCACAGCTTTTCTGTATTCTGCCTGGAATTCTTCATCTTTCAGATAATATTCCAGGGTTCTTTCAGAAATGCCCGCAGCAAATGCCGCTTCTTTTTTAGTCCGACATGTCAACAGGGCCTGTATTGCCCGCTGTTTGTTTGCTGTCATTGTCTGATTCCCCTTTCGGCAGACTGTGCAGGCTGTCCCATTCAGCCAGGGCCGCTTTTGCAGCTGCATAATCTGCCTTTTCAAGATGTGCGCCCTTTATGAATCTGGAAACTTTCGCTGCTGTTTCCAGATTGTCAAACCAGGCAATGTGTGTGTCCCCTTCCATGAGAAAATATCTTTCATGCCGCTTGCGGCCTGTGCCTACATCCATTCTTGAAATTGTCATGGCTTTGTGTCCTTTCAATATTGAAGTCGCAGCAGACTTTATGATTCATCCAGGCCCGCTGTTAGTATGTCCAGCTTTTCTTCCAGGGCATCCAGGCGGCCCGCAATGTCGGGCTGTGATTCCTGGAATTCGATATAATGCACAGTGAATGGCGCATGATGAAAATTCACATGGTCACTGAATAATTCCAGGTTGGCTTTCTGCATTGTGTCAAATGCTTTCTGTATTGTGCTGTGGAATGTTTCCAGGGCTATTTTATGCCCGCAGAAAGGGCAGATTCTGGAATTGTCATATTCCATGCTGGCCCTGTATACATTCCAGGAATGCTGACATGCGCCGCAGTTTATCTGTAAATATCCCATGCTGTTTCCTTTCTCACAGACTGGCTGTGGCTTCCCGCAATCTGTCCCCATAGCCCATGCGGGTTTCAAATTCATGTTCTGTGGTAAAGGGTTCAATCTGTGGCAGGGCATCTTCATTCATGGGGATTCCATGCAGTCTTTCATTGAATTGTGCGCCCAGATATGCGCCCCGCCTTGCGCCTGTTTCCAGGATGCGCCGACATTCCCCCGCAATGCGGTTTATTTCATCTTCTGCCTGTGCAATGCTGAATTCGTTTGCATCCCTGCGAATGTCGGACATGTTCCGCACATCCATTTTTCTTCCGAATTCATACAGCAATTGAAGGGCTGCGCCATTGCCATTCATAGCATTTGCGGCCTGCTGCAATTCGTCTGCGGTCACAGAATCCCGCATTTTCAGCAATTCCAGGATGCGCAATTGTTCTTCTGTGGGCGGCTGCATGGGCCTTTTGCTGTTGTTTTCCCGCATGGTTTTGAATGTCCCCTGCAAAGACTGCCGACATTCCAGGCGGGCTTGTTCCACAATGTTTGCCCTGCGGCTTTCGGCCTTGTTCTTTTCATCAATGTAATATTTGCTGCCTTTCGCATCTTCCAGGGCTTTCATGCGCTGTGTGTATTCCAGGCGGGCAGCTTCCCTTGTGTCTGTGAATTTCTTCATGGCATTGTATAGCCAGGTTGTGGGATACATTTTCATTTGTTTTCCATTCCTTTCTGGTATAGTCGCATAAAGTTTTCCAGGGTCATTGAAACAATCCAGGGGCTGCGGTTCTTCCTGTGTATAACCACAGGCATTCCGTCTTTGAATCTGGCTGCATCTGCTTCTGATTGCCGAATGGCTGCCAGCAAATCCAGCCTTTCTGCCCGCTTGCATTCAATGTGGACATTATCCAGGCCCACAATGTCGGGGATGCTGCCATATGTCAGACTGCCGCCGCGCTGTGTGTCATATCCATATTCCCGCAGAATGCCCGACAGCTCGCGTTCACCTTCTGCGCCCTTGCGCTGCTGCATCCTGCCCATTGTTGCGGCTTTCTGCGGTTATTTGCGGGTTTTCGGCGGCTTTCTTTTCCCAGTAGCGGGCCATGTATTCCCGCTGCCTGTCGCGGTTCTGGGCATACCATTTGCGCTTGTATGCCCGCCTTGCTTCTGTTGCTTCCTGTGTCATTGTCATTTCTGCATTCACTTCCTTTCTGACATTCGCATACTTCCCCAGGGTCATTGTTGCTGCCGCAGTATGGACATGTCCTGTAGTATGTGTGTTTCATGTGTCTTGCATCCTTTCTGTGTCCCTTGTGTCCCCTGTATCATTATAGCACAAGATATAGAAAATACATAGAACATTTTATGTGTCTGATATATTTTCACCTTTTTGTATAAGGAATAGGACAGTCATTATTGAAGTCTAAACAGACTTTATTATTCAGAAGGGCATAAAAAAACAGGGGATTTTCTGTCCCCTGCTGTGGTTATTTCTGCGCTGCTTTCCATTTCCTTTCCATTTCATCCATGATTGCCAGCAATAGGGAATCCAGGAATGCGCTATTGCCGCCCTGTATGCTGAATGCTGCCATATCCCGCGCTGCGGCTTCCCAGGCTTCCACAGTGGGCGGGCATGGCGCATACTTTGAATGGAAGTCAAAAGCCAGCCTGTATGCGGTTCTGTATTCATCCATGGGCATTTCCTCAAATATAAGGGTTGTCGGGGTCATCGTCTGCCCTGGTAAAGCCTGTTGGAATCTGTGTAATGATTGCTTTCTTTTTCGGCTTCCCAGCAAAAACAAATGTACTATTTGCCGCATCAAAATTCAGATAGATTTTCCCGCCTGCCGCATTCATTCGATTTTTCAGACATTGCACAATCATTTTGCGGGGGTTTTCATTCTGCAATGCTTCCATATCATCTGGATTGCTGGCCTTGTATGTTTCCCCATTCGGTTTCTGTAGCTTTTCAGCCAATGCCCTATAATTCAGCCCGATTTGATAATCTGCGCTGTATTCAATTGCGGATGTGTCCCGCCCAGATTCCAGGCCCACAATGCCGCTTCTGTTTGTGTCCCTGTTATTTGCGCCGATTGCCAGAACAAATGTATCAAATTCAATGGCATACTGTTTCAACATTGCCACAGATTTTTTTATCAATTCGGCCTGTTCTTCCCTGTTGCTTGTGGTTATCAGATGCAGATAATCCAGAACACAGACAGGCCCTGGCTGCCCTGCTGCCCTGGCTTTCAGTCCCGCTGTGGTCAGTGTGTTTCTGATACTTTCAATATCTGTTGTGCATCCTGCGGGATTGTATATCATGTGCTGCGCAATTTCTGCTTTGTATGTCTGCGCTGCCTTTGTGACATATCCGCGCTGGTATTCTGTCCAGGCATAGCCCTTCAAAACTTCTGCAGCAGTCATATTATGGCCCTGTCTGTGAATAATGCGGGACATGCTGCGGGCCAGCAATTGTTCTTTTGACATTTCAAGATTCAGAAATATTACATCTGTCCCCTGTGCCGCCATTGTTTCAAATATCTGCTGTGTTATGGATGTTTTGCCAGTCCCAGGGGCTGCGGTCAGCATGACAAGGGATTGCCGCAGAATGCCGCCGCCCAGCAATTCATCAAATTCTGTTATTCCTGTTCTGACTGGTTTATATTTTTCTGTCTGAATGGTAGCAAAGAATGTGTCAAAATCGGCCTGTGGTGTGGCTTCTGCGGGCTTCTGGCCCTGTGTTTGTGTTTCTGTCGGTTCTGCTGCTTTCTGGGGCTTCTGCGGGGCTTCTGTGGGCTTTTTCGGGGTGTATACTTCCTGGCATGTATTGATTGCCCGCTTTATTGTCCCTTCCCTATAGTCCCGCCTGTCCCATTTTTTACGATACAGGCCAGATTGTCTGAATAGGCTGTCAATCCTG